GACCGGCAACATAGCCCTGAAACCCGCCGCCCCACGACGATTGCCCCGTAGAAACAATGTCACCCACGATACCAAGCCCGCCGCCCTTAGCCGCCGCGCGCACCCAATAGGCGGGGTCAGTCATATCCTGCGGATCGCGCCCCATCAGGATTTCGTTGGCTTGAATTGAAATGGCCCCAAGCACCGTTGCGCCCATTGCCATATCTGCAAGATAGGTAATACCGCCTTTCGACCGAAACCCACCAGCGGCCATGATCTGCCGATATTGGTTGATCGTGAATGTCATGGTGAAGGACTTGAAAGCCCCCCCTGATTTCATGACCTCATAGCCAATAGAACCGGGCGGAAGGTTGAAGGCAGCAGGATCAACCCAGCTTTGCGCAAGCAGGCTTTTCGTCGGCACGGCCATTTCCATAAATTCTTCCGTCGCGCCCTGCATCTTGAAGAACAGCGCATCCGCCTTGTCGGCTGACAGCTTCGTGACGTTGCGGAAGTTCAGCGGCATGGCGAAGGTTGCGCCGTTGCCTGCCGTGAACAGGTGCTCTGGCCGCGCAAACTCTGCCCAATCCGCCTGCGTGACGCCCCACTTTTGCAACAGCGTCCGAAGCCTTGGCTCAAGGTCTGACAGGTCGCGGTTGATCTGGGACGCCATGAAGCCGGAAAACTCCTGATAGGCCGTGGCCCGCGCCCGATCTGTCCACGCGGAAAGCCCTTGAATACGCATTGAGGTTTGCATGACACGCTCGGCCCACTCTGCCGGTGCAACCTCTTGCTGGAAGCGCGCAACTGCCGTCCCTGCATCGGCCATCGTGTCAGCAATCCAACCGGCGCGCAGAAGTTCCTCGCGCGTCATGGACTGCAAAAGCCCAACCTGTTTGCTGATCATGTTGGAGGCGTTCATGCCCATGGCCTTCGCCGCCATCCGCATCGTGTTCATGTCGGAAATGGATGCGATCATGGCCCGATCAAGGAAAGCCGCGCCCAGCAGGCTTCGCGTCGAAGACATGAAGGTGGCAATCCATTGCTGCATGGGGTCTTGCGGGACGCCGCCACCGCTTTCGACGTTCAACATGCGCAGGGCTTGGGCGCTATCAGAGGCGATTGCGCCAAGAATGCTTTCATCCCCGGCCTTCTTTGCCTTCGCGCGCCATAGATCGGCTTCATACTCGGCCCCAAGTTTCGGGTTTGGCCCAAACTCGCGCATCAGGGTAATGTCGCGTGACATGCGGTGAACGTGGCCCATAAGCGACTGGTGCAGCCCGCCCGTGCCGAAGTCGCGGTTGTATTCCAGCCAATCTTTGCCGCTTTTGAAGTGGAGGTGGCGGCTGTCCATGTGCTTGCGATAGGTCGCAACGCCCTTGGGCCGCCCGTAAACCGCCTCGTCCGCGTCTTTGCCGAAGACAATGTTGTCGTAGGCGTCCTTGAGGTATGACCGCTTAAACTCAATCGGCACTTGCCCATCAGGCCCGCGCGCAATTGGCTTCCCCGTCAGGGGGTCGTTAATCCGCGCCCAATCAAGGCGGCTGTCAATACGGGAGAACCAGCCATCAAACCCGGCGCGCATGACCGCTAGTTTGTTGTGAACGTGCGGCAAGCCCCAATTGTCCAGCTTTGACGCCAGCCCGCCCGCCTCGTTGAACATTAGGCGCAAGTCTTCCAGCGCCTCAGAAATGCCCTTCGCAAGCGCCGCCGCATTGGCATTACCGCTCGAAATTCCGTGCAGTTCGTCCGCAATATGGGCTTCCTGCGCGGGGTTTGTCATGCGCCCCAGAATGTCGCGGTGGTTCTCTTTCAGGTAAGCCCCAAGCCGACCGTTGAACCGGCGCACCATACCGCGCGCCTTGAAGTTCAGCTTTTCCATCCGGCTCGACATATCGGGCGTGGATGCAGCCGCGACATGGGCCTGCGACTTGCGTTGCTGCGCTGCGACCGAAAGGTAAACATGGCGCTTTTCGCCAGCTTCACGCTTGAAGGCTTCCTTCACGTCTTCGGCGGCCAAAGCCTCGGCGGTATGGCGCGGATGCCCGTCGGCTTCATACCGATCTGCCTTGCGCCGCCATTCCTCTTGCGCCCGCTGCCCACGGTCCCGATCAGCGCCCACGCCATCCGGCCCCGTGTCGTCCATCGCTCGTTGAATGCAATCAAATAGGCTCATGCTTTTCCCTTTCCGCAGGCGTCCAAGATCGCTGAAAATTCATCGTCAGCGTCCAATTCATCAAGCAGGCTCGAAACGCTACGCTCACCCTTGCCGTCACGAAGATCGACCGTGAAGTCACCAGCTTGAGCGCGATCAATTACACTTTCTATTGGGGTAATGATTTCACCATGGGATAGCCCGTCTCTCACGACGCTTATGCGGCTCGTGTCGAAAGCTAACACTTGATCCTGTGCGGCATCATCTATAAGCCCCATCGCCCGCACATCGGCTTCAAATTGCGCAAATTTCAATCCAATAGCAGGATCATCACCCATATAATCTAACGGTATCGGCCCAATTTTGTCTGCCATCATACGGTCAAACCCGGTCACAATAACTCCGTCAAATCCTTGCGCCTTAGCCCAATTCGCTATGTCTTCCCCTGTGGCTAATTCACTAGATACACGAGCCTTTGATGTAATGCTTGCGGCGTTGCTTGGCGTCATAATGAGGGCATTGCGAAAATCAACGGCTACTTCTGCGACGCGCTCAGTTTCAAACATCACTCGATATGGATCATTTGCAGTCCACTTCCCGTCGCCGTCTAAATATATGCCACCGTCTCCGTAGACGTTTCCGTCTGGGTAGCGATCTCCCGCAAAGTCCGTCAAAATATTAACGGTATCACGACCTGAATATCCATGAAGTAGCCGCACATTTCCTTTTAAACTCTGGACAGATGCACCTCCAACGTTCTGCGTTACGACAGAAATTTTACCATTCTTCGCCGCAACCTGATCGCGCAAATCAGCCGCCACGGCATCTTGGATGCGCCGCGCCTCTGGTGAAACAGGGTCAGAGAATAGATCGCTCTGCGCGCCACCAAATAGCCCGCCTGCGTCGTCTTCCACGCGCGTCTGATCCAGACGCCCAGATTTGGATTGCTGCTGTCTGGCGGCGATGGTTGCGCGGTCGCGCTGCGCTTGGCCGGTATCTACTCGGTCGGTACCGGGGATTGATACTTGGCCGTCAGGGCCGACTTCACCCGCAAAGCCGCCGCCCGCTGCTCCACCGTTTTCGTTGGGTCCGCCAGCGCCTTCTCCGCCCGCATCAGATATTCTTGATGCCTCGGCTTCATCAAGGAAGCGTTGATATGATGGGTCGGTGATTTCAGCATGGGAATGAACCTCATTCGGCGGCAGATCGACGTAATCAAGTTCGCGTTCTAGCGCGCGTTCTACCAGATATTCCGCATCGCCGCCATTGGTTGTTAGGTGGTGAAGGATTTCCTCGCGTTCTTTCGCGGTGAAAGTGACCGTGGGCCACTTCTCTGCCATGTAAGCATCCAGATCGCGTGCAATCGCAGCCTGCCAATCCGGGTTGTCGAATTGATAGGCGTTCAAGTCCACAAAGAAACCGTTGTCGGCGGGTTTCATGGACAGGTAGTCAGCGGCAGGGCCTTCGATTTCGCCGTCAGCCAAGCGTTGATTGTAGTCGGCTTCGGCTTGCAGGCGCTCAAGGTCGGCGCGCGAGTGAAGCCAACTCGCATCCCCATTGGCGTCCCGCACGATCAGATCAATCATGCCCTGCCGGTCAATATAGGTCGCATCGCGGGCAGTGCGGGTTGCGTCGATGATGCCGGGGAAAGCGTCTTCCATTTCAGAGGCTACAAGGTTGTCGAGTTCTTTGCGCCCGCCAGCCTTGAACAGCCCCGGCGCGGTGCGCGGCGTGACGCCTGCGTTTTTCAGTTCCAGCCCAAGCGGGCCGTTGGGGTCAATCTGGTAGTTCTCGCCGCCTGTTGGAGCAGGCCGCCCCGCCTTTTCAGCCGCCTTGCTCTGTGCCTTGGTGACGCGGTGGTTATCGCGCAGCCAGCCAATCAGGGGCTTGGCGCGGGAGTTATCCGCCGCCTTTGCATCGGCAAGTGCTGCATCAAGGCCGGTTGCGTTATCAATCGCCCGGTTGGCAACAGCCCCGATTTCGCCAACGGACTTCGGCGCTTCACCGGCGACGGGCGGCAACACAGTGGTTTCGACAGGCTGGGGAAGGCGCGGGTTGGTCAGGATCAACGGAGGCCGCGCTGGGGCTTCCGGGGGCGGTGCGCTATCAATGATGCGCTTGACCGCCGCGAGAGGGTTTTCACCGCTTAGAAGCGCATCCTCTGCCGCATTTACGGCGGCATGGGTGACAGTCGGATCAACACCTAGGATTGCTGGAACCTCCGCCCGCGCCCTGCTGTATTCAAGGCCGCGCCCAAGCGCACTCAGCCCCTTCCCGATGATGTGCAGGCCGCCGCCGATAACTGCGCCGCCGCCCGCGCCCATTACCAGCGCGCCCGAAATACTCGGATCAGGCTTATCGAGTTCCTTGGCAGTTTTGTAATTTGACGGCAGGGTTAGCGCGCCTGCGGCTGCACCAATCAGCGCCTCACGCGCGGCAACACGAAGAAGCGAACCGCCACCAGCGCCACCGGCAAACAATAGCGGGGCTTGGCGAATATCCACCACAGACGCCGCCACGCTGCCCAGAAGTTCGGCAATGACAGGATGGTTGGACATAGAGAGGATTTGCGCCTCCTCCTCGTCTTCGGCTTTGCGCCGTTCCGTAACGCGCGCCTCAATCCCCTCGTCGGTCAGGTCAACACCCTTCCAGCGTTCCGGGTCTGCCGCTGCGGCTTCGCGCGCCATATTAAGCACTTCGGTTTTCGCATCGGAATTATAGCGCAGGCTATCGGCGGGAAGTTCCGTCATAAACGGCGGGACAATCCCCTTGTCCTTCAATCGCTGTAGAACATTCTCCGAGCCAAGGCGGGGGAATACATCGGACACGACAGATTGCGTTTCCGTTGAAACTTCCTGTTGCCGTTGAAGGTTGACGTTCCAATCCCGCATGGTGCGCGAAAAGCTGGCAATAAAGCTTGGGATGATAGATTGCGGCTGCATATCCGGCCCCCGGCGCTGCGGCACGGCTTCCGGCTTATAGTCGTCAAGGAAATATGTCATTTCTTACCTGTAGACTTAGCGGATTTCAAATAGATCATCATTTCATCAAACATTGCAATTTGCTCTTTTGTGTAAAGTTCTTTCGGGTTTTGCCATTGATCAAATGCGTATCCACGGAAATACGCTGGAATTCCTGAAGTCTTAAGCCACTCAGAATATGGTCTATTTTCTCCATTATTTTCCTGAGCGTATTTATATTGCTCTTGGAGTGTTTTATGCTGATCTGATGTAAGCGACTTTTGAAAATCACTGTAATAACCTGAAATCTTTTTATCAGTGTTTACTAAATAGTGAGACACAACATCGCCAAGAATATCAATTGGTCTAGCTTTATTGCTATAAATTTCAATTCCGGGTTTATTAGCGCCTAACTCTGACGGTCTAGGATATGATTTATCACCGGTTTCACCGGGCGGCCAAAACTCAATAACTGCATCAGATGCGCCAATGGATGATTTCACCTGTAATCCTAAGTCACGCAAAATAGGATATTGCGTGATTGCTGATTGCACCGGGCCATCACTTTGACCCGGATGCGCTAAAGGGGAGACAGTCGAAGCAACACCTCCATTTGCATGTGCAATCAATTTGGCCGCGTCAAAGATGAAGGGTGCGCCGGTAGCGGTGCCAACATCGACCATTTGCCCGTTCACGTTGAGCGAGAGGCTATACATGTTGCCGCCAAGAGGGGTCAGGACAGCCCGCTTGAAGTGTTCGGCCTTCAAGGGTTCACCGCCCAACATTGGGGCGGAACCGGCCCCGGCATCCGTCCAGATTTTCGCGGCATCAGGACTTTGCGAAGCGCCAAGATTTAGGCTGACGGTAGGGGCAAATCCATCCATCCCCACACTAAGGCCCGTGCCTTGCTTCATGCCACTAAAGGCAGTTTCAAGCGCGGAATTGAGTTTTTCGCCAGACATGCCGACAGGAAGAAGAACAGAGCCAGCGCCAACGGTCTGCACGCCGCCCGTCAGTTCGCCGCGCTTGTTGGTGGACTGCCCCAATGCGAGTTGCAGCGCACTATCCATCCGCTCTTTTTCCGACGTGGTGTCGGTTGCGTTTGGCGACGACGAATAAGCATAGATCGCTGTGGCAAGTTTCAGGGTATCGCCCATAACTGCCTCTGCGTTTGGCAACACGCCAAGGGCGGATGCAATCGCGGGGCTTACCGCGCCGACCGTCGTTGCCTTCTGTGGGGGCTGCACAATGCCTTGGTCAAGCATCGCCTGCCCATTCATCGCCATCACCGGCACCACGCTATCGCCCGTGCGCGCCATGAGCATCCCGGCCCGAAGCGTGACTGGATCATCGCTCTTGAGTTCCTTGAAGACGCGCGCCGCATCTTTACCGGCCCCGGCAACGACCGCGCCCGCCAGCGCCGCTTTCACCTCTGGCGGCGTTTCCTTGCCGAACAGTGCGCCGTATGTCTTGGCCTCGTCGTCTGTGAAGACTGAGGTGAAATCGACATAGCCTTTTGCTTTCAGGGTTTCCGCATAGGCCACGCGCGCGGCAAGCGCCTCAGTGATAGACCCCGGTTGGTTCATCGCTTCTTCGACCGTTGGAAGGGCCGGTGGCTTTTCCGTGAGGACTTCGCCCGCGTGCTTGATTGGATCAGCTTCCCAAGCCGCCGCATTGGCCGTAGCCGCCTTTTCCGCCGCGCCGTAAAGGTCCATTTCCCAATCGGCGCTGACCGGCTGCGCCTTCATATCGACAAGGGCCTGCTGTTGTTCGGCTGGCGTCATTTTCATAAACGACGGCATTTCATCCCGAAGCATGACGCTTGCAGCCGCCTCACGCCATTGATCAGGGAAAAGCGCCTGCGCTTCCGGGTCTTGGAGCAAGGCTTCCGTGTCAGACGTGCGACCGGCTTGCGCAGCATCGCTGATGAGGCTCAGATCGGCCTTCATCTTGTTGCCCCGATCAGTCTTTGCCTTCTCTGCGATGCGCTCCCCTTCCTGATGCGCCTTGATGATCATGTTTTGCGATTGCTCAGCCGTCCACGACAGGCCGGGCAGAGTTTCGCGCGCCCGTAGCACGCTGGACAGTTCCGCCTGCGCAGAGGCGATTGCATCAGGGTTGCCCGTGGCGACGGCCTGCGCCAGCGTGTCGCTCCACCGATCAGCCAAGGCACCGCTGCTGTTTGCCGCACGCTGGCGAATGTCGCTCTGGCGTTCTTCGACCATGCCAAGGAACCGCTGTTCCACGACCTTCTCAATACCGGCCCGAATGTCGCCCTTGAACATGTCCGGCGCGGCCTTCACCAGATCATCAACGTAGGACGTGGCGGCCTGCCGGAAGCCATCAGGGTTCAGCGCGAATTGGTTGGAAATATCCATCATGTCCGCCATGCCCTTGAGCATCACATCGGACTGATAGGCCACGCCTGCGGCTGCGTTGCTGACCTGCAAGAGCGGACCGGCCAAGGGCGAGTAGAGCCGCGCCGTCAGCTTCCCGTCGGCATCGCGCAACATCGTTGGCGGCGCGTAAGGGCCGCTGCTGCTGGACGCAGTTGTTTCCGTGCCGCCGTGGGTGACGGCATAATCCAGAAGGCTTGTGCCGTTGCTATCCTGCGGGTTGTAGGTTCCGCCGCTTTCAACAAACTTCCGCGCGCCGCCGATGCCGCCAAGGTGGGCCATCGCGCGAAGGGCGTTCTTCGTCATGGTCACGCCGCTTACGACTTTGCCGACCAAATCCCCAACGCTCTTGTCGATGTTGGCAATGTGCCACTTCTGCGCCTGCTCTTGGATTGGGCCGCTGGCCTTGAATTGCTCCATCGTAATTGACGTGCCGTTGGCCTTGTTGAAGTCGGCCAGCCGCGCCGCCCCCCACTGGTATTTACCAACATAGCCTTCGCTGTTTTGCGCTTGGTAATTTCCGCCGCTTTCGGTCTGCGCAAGCGAAGCGTTGAAGCCATCAGCGCCCATGCTGGACGCGGTGATTTCAGCCGAAGGGTTGCCGATCTGCTGGCGCGCAATCTCGCTGCCAAGCGCCTCACCATGCACCTTCATTTCGGCTTCGGCAGCAGGCGCGAGGAATTTATAGCCTTCCTCCATCGCCCCCGCCAAAAAGCGAAAAGCGCCCCCGGCATCGGGAGCGGCTTGGCGGAAGTTCGAAAGTGGCGCGTTCGGGATGATCTTTTTGATTTCAGCCACAATCTTATCCTTTGCGAAGTTCGTAGAGGTCAAACAAGGAAGGCCCAGCCTTCAACAATCCGCCTGCAAGGGCATATCCGCCCAGCCGACCGGCATTGCGGCCCTGCGTGCGGTAATCGGCGGAAAGCTGCATCTGGTTGCCAAATTCAATGCGCCGGTCGCGCGCCCGCACAGAGCGAAGCGTGTCCATGACGGCGGCAGTTCCAACGCCGGGACGCTGGCCGTTGGCTCCAAGCGTGGCGCGGATGGTGGCAAGTTCGCTATCAAGACCTTGGCGGGCCGAAACGTCGGTCTGCATGGCGCGCGTGCGGCCAATGAAGGCGTTGACCTTGGCAGCTTCGGCTTGGCCCTTGGCATCGGCCATTGCGCCAACGCCACCCGCTACGGCTGCGCCCATTTGCAGCGCAGTTGCGGCAGTGGTGGCTGCGGTCCCGGCTGCGACAGGCCCAGCAAGCGCGGAAATCATGGGTGCGACGAGTGCTTGCATCCTAAATTTGAACCTCTTGAGTAATGGCGAGGACTTCAAACGGCCCCGGCTCTTTTTTCAGGATTTCGATTTCTGGGTGATCACGGCGGCCCAGCACGTTGAACCGGCAAACCTGCGTCTTTGGCGAAGGCGGCGCGCTTACATCGTCACCGAAGGAATAGCCGCCATAGTCCCGCGTGGACCGATTGGCGCGGATGGAAAAAGCACCTGTGGCAAGCAGGGAAACGCTGCCACGGATCAACCGCGCTTTGATCATGCCAGCCCGCGAGGAAGTCACGTTCTCGACCGGCCACGGCATAACCGCACTTTGGAAGTTGAAGCCTGCGACCGTGGTAGAAACCAAGGTGTCCGTATCCGGGATAATGCCGTCCGTCCCAACATCGCGCGTTCCGGCATACCAGCCGCCGCCGTAGAGGTGGACTTGCTCACCGGCCAGCGGCAGAGCCAAGGGAACCGTCACCGACAGAGGGCTTCCGTTCACAGTGAAGGAGCTGCCGTTGACGGTAAGATAAGCGGGTGTGTTGATCGGGACGCAGCAATCCATGACTGCCCCATCATCCATCCGCTCAAGGAACCGGCGCGACACATCGTTGATGGAACGGTCAACAATCGCCCAATAGCCCCCAAACAACGGCGAAATGGTTTTGAAATTGCCCTGCGTTGACCACGGGATGAAGCCAACGCTATCGGCAGAGAAGTCAGAGAACCACGAGACAACAGCCAGCGTGCCATCGTTGTTCACGACAAATAGGTATTTTTCCGGGGTTTCCGCGAATTGCGATGGGCCACACAGCTTGATCGGGCTTTTGATCAGGTGGGCATGGTAGGTTGAAATCGTCCGAACCGACCATTTCAGGTAAATGTTGCCATCCAAGAGGCACGCACCGATGGACTGCCCGGATGCCTCGATAAACACCACGTTGTCTTCAACCGCGATAGGCCTAACAGGGCTTGAAGCACGCTTGTCGAATAGCACCACGTTGAAATTCGAAGGGGTCAAGATCGACCCGTCGCGGATGGAAATGTAGTAAAGCCCACGATCCGAGAACAGGAGTAGATCACCGGCGTTTACGATGTGCATGAAGCGCGGCGCGTTATCCCCGGCCTGCCGGGTAATTGCGTCGTCGTCGTCTGCCCCAACTTCAAAGTCGTCAATTGACCGGCTGGACGAAAGGCAGATCAGATCGGGAACAAGGGGGAAGTCTGTCAGGGCAAGCCGACCGGCTGCGGAAGTGCCTGCGCGCGGATAACCCCGAACCGGCGACATGAGTTGTTCATCCCAGATCGGGGATGCCAGCGGCGGTAGAGCCACCTTGGCCGAGACGGTTGAGGTGAAGGACGGGCCAGACAGCTTTTCCGACGTATCAGGTCCATCGTAAAACGCCGTTGTGATCACGTCGAGCGTGTTGGTGCCAATCGCAACGATCAGCCCTTGAAAATCCGTGTCCTGCGCAACAACCGCGTCCCCAACGCGGAAGCCCGACACGCTTGCAAGGGTGAGGCGAAAACTTGGCGGAAGCGCAGAAACCACCGTCGCCATTACAACCGTTGGGCTGACATACGACGTGATGAGCATTTCGCGCTGACCATAGCGCAACCGAAGACCTACATAGGCCGACGAGAAAAACGCCTTTGAGGCTGTGACCGTGATATTACCGGTGCGGCCAGACGGCTTCATTGTCAGATCGGTTCGGAATGCCCAATAGGGCTGCGCAAGCTGGCCGCCAGAGGTTTTTGCAAAGACGAAATCCCCAAGCGACCATGCCCCGTTGGCGTATGTCAGCGTCAGGATGCCAAATTCTCCGCCGATCATGGTCTTTTCACGGAACGGCTCTACCCAGACTTCCGACCCACTGGCCCAAGGCATACTGGTTGCGCTGAACACCACGCGCGCGTCTATGTCGATGATTTCAAGGGAGCCATCATTGATCATCAGGCCGAAAACAACGCCAGTTTCAGGCCGCAATTCGGTAATGTCGTAGGCCGCGCCAAGCGTCCGCATCCAATAAGAGCCGGGACGGGCCTTGAGCGACCGGGTAGCAGTTGCGCGCACGTTTGAAGCGCCACGGCAAGATTGCTGGCGCAATTCCAGATCATCGCCTTCAAGGAAGCCTTCCCGCGTTTCACCCAAGATGAAGCTGCGCTGCGTGATGGTTTGCTTACCCACGGCGGAACCTCGCCTTTGCGAAGCGGCTTTCCTTGTAGGGGTTTTGCGCAGAGCGGGACTTTGAAGAATTGGTGCGGGCGCGCTGGAAGTAAATCTCTGCCTGCGTGTCCGTCGCCTGCGCCGTCGCGTGTTCCTCTTTGAACCGCAGAAGGCAGGCTTCCATTTTCAGTTGCACGCCGCGCGTGAAATTTGCCGACCAGAACGACGCATCCGCCGCTTCCGCATATTCGACCACAACGCCATCAGGGGCATCGACATAGACGCGTGCGCCGTCCTGAACCCAGCTTATGAAGTTGCGCGATCCGTCAGCTTCTTCGACCCATAGGCGGCGCACATGCAGCGCATCCGCAGGCACAAGATAGGCATCGTCATACCCAAAAATGCCATCCGTCCGCGTCAACAGCGCGGCTTGCTTCTTGGTGAAGAAGTAAAGGCCGTCCTCAAGTTCGGCCTCAACGATTGTCGGCCAGTTGCGCGACAAGAGCCGGTGCTCATCCGAGCCGTCATTTTCGGCAAGGATTTCCTCAAAGCCCTGACTGATCAGGGCCGCGTTCATAATGCCGAGCATGGAGAATTGTGTTGTCATGGGCGGCAGACTGCCAATTTGGCCGCCGCCGCCCTATGCACATTGCGATTTTAGGCCGCCTAGACTTAGGCCTTAGCCTCGCCTTTCTGATATGCCGCAACCGTAGCCGTTTCGTCCCAATCAGTTCCGGCAGCGTTCAAGACCTGATACCGCTTGCCAGATGGTGCGTTCATTTCTTACCCCTGCGATATGCGGTTGGCGTTTGTACTGCGGACTTCACCGCGTTTTGAATGGCCGTGCGCAACATCATGCAGCCGTGAAGCTGGTGTTAAGCATGAATGCAGTCTGGATCGTCGCGCCGTTCACATACACCGCGCGGTAATAGCGTGTCATAACCGGCACAGAAAGCGTGACCACCGCACTGACACCCACAGCAGCGTCAGCCGAAGCGCGCCGCCAAGTCGTGTTGTCGTTGGAACACTCGATGCGGACAGTTCCGGCCTGATCAGCAAAGGCCATCACGTTGAACGCCGCATAGCGATGCGCAGCCGCAGCAGCAACACCAACATCGCGCGCCGTGCCGGTAAGCGTCGCGCTGCCAGCCTGCGGCGTGGTGCTATCGTTGAAAAACATGTTGTCGGCATTGAAAACCTGTCCCACAAGGGCAGTGCCAGCGGCCAGAGATACAGCCGGAGTCCCGATGATGCCGACTTGATCAACTTGGCTTTCTTCCGTCACGACAAGAGATACAACCGCAGAACCAGACGTGTATGCTGAGCAGCGAACCCGAACAGCTACAAATCCAGAAATATCGGCAGAAACTACGCTTGCCGCAGCAGTAATTGAAACAACCGCAGCAGCACTGGTCGCCATGACGCCGCCAGTTGTCATCTGAATTGAAACCCAGTTTGTTCCGTCTACGGTCGCTTCAAGCACGAGAGTTGCCGTGAATGTGCCGCGCACATCGAGCCGCGCACCCGATGCAGACCCAAGCGGAACACGCAATTCATCATTCAGCGCGCCAAGGGTGCCGTTGAAAATTCGATCAGAGAAGATGCTGGACATGGCCTACCTATAGCTTTGCGATTTGGCCGAAAATCTGCCTGATGCCAAATTTGCCCTATGCACAAATGAAAAGGGAGCGAGGTTTCCCCCGCTCCCCTTAAGGACGCAGCCCCATGACAGGCTATTGCGCCTAGCTTTGTGACGCTTTCCACTTCGCCAACTTGGTTGCATCCGCCTTGGTCGTTGGCCGCATCCAAACATCGGAAAACTTTTCCGGCGTAATGTCGTGCGTCGATCCAACGGCTTCGATACCAGCAGGGCCAAGCGTGCCGCGTTCGATCACGGTGACGTTGATCGTCAGCGGTGCAGGAACGGCAGCCGGTTCAACAGCAGCCGGGGGAACAACTTCCGGGGCTACTTCCGGCGTAACTTGCGCTTCATCAGCCATTAGGTGTTCACCTCAGTTCCGACGGCGGCAGTGATCTTGCCTGCCGTTGCGTTGGAGCCGCCGACCGTAAAGCGCAGGCCGAAATACTTCTTCATCGTGCCATCAGGGACGACACGCGAGAAGGTCGGGCGGTGACCGGCAACGAGCGTTGCGGCGGCAATGGCACCCGAAGATGCCAGCACAACCGCACCAGATGTCAGGCCCGCATCGTCTGCGGTTTCAATGGTGATCGTCAACGAGGTCAGCGTTGCGAAGGTTTCAACCACCTGAATGAGCATCGGCAATTCCGTGCCGCCGCCAATGTTGCGAAGGATAGCTGCCGCTTCGTTGGGCGCAATGCCGGTGTCGGGCCACGCAATCACGTTTGCCGAAATGGCAGTGGCCGTGATTGCCTGCGCGTTAGAAAGCAAAAGGTTTTGGTTCAAGATCATCTGTTGGCCCTCCTTAGACCACACGCGCTTCGGTTTTCAGCAGGGCATCCGTTTCGCGGATCGGCATCCCCCGGTAGGTGATCACCTCTTTGCCTTCGACTTCGCCCCAATTCAGGCGAGTGAAGTTGTCGGTGCTGCCGGAGTTGGTTGCCAGACCGTCGAGGGCTTCCAGCACATCGCGGTTTGCGTAGATCGCGCAGCGGCCCGGTGCGGCCTGATCCATCACCTTGTTGGTGCGGCGCGACTTCATCTTGTAGTAGGCCGACCGCAAGAACTTGAACAGGTTCACCGAACCTGCCTGCATGTTTGCCACGTCGATATTGGCGATGCGGCTCACACGCTGCCAATCGCCAAGCGAGAAGCCGACGTTTGCGCCGATACGTTCTTCTTCGACGTAGTAGGGGTTGCCGCCAGCATCAGTAACGCGCTGGGTTCCCATGTTTTCGCGTTCAATGCCGCCAACGGTGCCTTCTGGGTGAATGACGCTCAGGCCATCGTAGCCCCACTCGACCATCCAGATTGACGTGTTGGCAGAGCCGACACCGCCAGCGTCGATGATCTGCGCGCCAGCACCAGAGGTTGCCTTGACGCCATACCGCGCGCCCAGACCCTTCGGCAGTTTCGGGTTGGTTGCCGGGTTGTGGTAGAACATCGCAGTCAGCAATTCCTGCGACATTGCCTCAACATAGCTGCGGCCTTCGGCGTTGCGAATTGCCGCCTCATTGCCCGCATACAGCTTGAGTTGGCGCTGATCGACCGACGAAAGCCCTTCAACCATGCCGCAGGTATCGTCAACCGTCTGCTTGGACGACTTCGATTGCGGGATGCCTTCGTAGAGCGAGGTCCACGAAACAGTGGGCAGGCCGGTACGGATCGACCGGGTGTGCTTGGTGCCGCCGTTGGCAGGCATCCAGACCCAATCGTCAAGGCAATACTGCGAGGTGTTGTTCATCGCTTCGATCACGTCGATGAAGCGGCCTTTCCCATCGACGTTTTTGTAGGCGTCAACCATGGAAAGCGTGGATTGCGTAAGAGTTGCCATTCATGGCCTCCGTTATTTCGTGGGGTTTTTGTAATAATCTTCGAGGTCGTTACGCGGGGCTGGCGGGGGCGGCGTCGGCGTCATGCCGCGCGGACCCAACAGCTTTTCAATAGCTTGCAAGGCGGCTGCGCTCTTGGTCACGCCTTGCAGGGCGGTGACTTGATCGGCGGGAAGGATGGATTGCATTGCCCGCGTGACGGCCTCAATGCGGGCGGTGGCCTGCGGGCCAAGGGCTTCCATCTGGGTTTGCTGTTCTGCCAATGCCTGCGAAAACTTCGCGGCCTCATACTTGGCAAGCAGTCCGGTGACTTGCTGCGCCACGGCGGCGGGTGCCTTGATGCCCTTCAAGATGCCGGTCAGGTCTTCGAACAGCGGGGCCATCGCGGGGTCTTTGGCGTCAATGTCGATGGTCATGCCTTCGGGCAGGCCATCCAGCTTGAAATCATCGGGTAGCGCGAAGTCGTAAGCGTTGGGAATGTCGGGGGCTTTGGTCAGATCGGCATAGTGGGCCTTGAAGGCTTCAATGTCGGGCTTGCCGTCTTTGACGAAGGTTTCAGGAATGAAAGAAACGTCAATTGCTTCGGCAACCGGTGCCGGTTCAGGAGTTCCCCCGGACGGTTCGCCGGGAGCCTGCCACTTGATTTTGTCGCTCCAGAAGTTTTTGCGTTTCATCGCTCAGAAATCTCCGTAAATCCGAGGCGATGAAGCATTGAGCATTGCGTGCGGCCAATGCACGCCCATCGTCCGCAATCGGAAGCGGCGATTTTTCGAGAGTTTTTTCTAGCAAATCCAATAGGATAAGACCTTCCCGTGTGGAAAGAGCCACCTTGACCGCTGCAACCGTGTCCAAGGCAAGTTGCTTGTCAAAGCCGGAAAGCCACGAGATGTATTGCAGGAGCGGGCCGGGTTCAGGCAGCCGGAGCGGCAGGGGCATTAGGTGTTCCTTGAGTGGGGGCGGCTTGTTCGGCGCGAATGACGGTCAATTCATCGCCGGAAACCTTGACGATGTTTTTCATGGTCTGAACCATGTCGATCACGCTGCCCGCCTGATCCTGCAAAATGCCAACGGCCATTTCGAGGTTGGACCGCGAAACCATAACCTTGTCTTGGTTCTGGGCTTTTTGCAGCGGCGAGATCGGCATGACGTTGATCGACTTGCCGTCGAGGGTGATGGCGCTTTCCATCAGGCCGGATTTCACCGCGAGGTATTCGACGCGCTGGATCATCGGGTAGATAAGTTCGGACCAGAGCGGCGCAGACGGCTTGCCAAGGCGTTGTTGCACGCGGCGGCGCTCATCAATCCATTGTGCGGCAGTTGGGGGGGTGTCGCCACGCTGGCGCGGGCCGTCCTGATAGAAGGCGCGGCGAATGCGTTCCTCAATCCGTTCTTCGGTGAACCAGCCCTGATCGACGTTTACCGATCTGGAAAGGTCATAGACCTGATCGCGGGTAAAGCCGCGCGATGCCGGGTAAGCGCGACCGGCTTCCACGCCTTCCGACATATCAAGGAAGCCGTCGTCGGGATAAATCAGGGTGGACATGATCGACTGATCAAGACCGGACAGCACAACCTCATCCAGCTTGTCCAGCACGCGCAGATCGGGAAGGGCCTTCCATCCCGGCCCCCGGCCCCAAGGCTTGCCAACCTGCGGGTTGAAGCGGCCAATCAAGAGCGGGCAAGACCCGGCCATAGGGCCAAGGGTAAGCGGGGTGTCGGGCGTGATACGCTTGCCGTCAACCGTGATTTCGCAGCGCCAGAGCGGGTTTCCGGGATCAGTCCAGTCCAGCCAGAAGCCCCAGACGCAGACGACATACAGGCCGTCCTTCGCCATTTTCATCACAAGCTGCGGATCGGTAAGGTTCACGTCCCAACCGTCAAACAAAGCCTTGAGGGTATTTGCCTGGACGCGGGTTTCTCGGAAGCGGTCAAGGAAGCCAAGGTGGCCGGGCACGGCGTAAATCTGGTGCGGCGGAATGGCCTCAAAGAAGATCGGCTGCGCGAGGTGCGCTTTGTCCACCCAGATAGCGGGGGTGCCGTGGCTGGCGGCCTCGAAGGCCCATTGCGGGGCCATGTCGTAGTAATTAGATGCCGTGATCAGGTCAGCAAGCGTGTCCTCGCGGTCTTCCACCAGTTGCATAACGGCGGAAGCCTGATCCTCTGGAATTGGGATCATCACCTGATATTCGGCCCACTTCACCTCGGACGGGGTGTAGTAAGTGATCAGATCACCGGCTAGATCGGTTGCGAGGTCTTCGCCAATCGAAATGAACACGTCGGTATCGTGTTCTGTTGGGACGGATTTCCCAGACGAACGGAAGTCATGTTCCCGACCGGGGCAGCAAAACCGCAGCGCATCCTTGATGAACGGCTCAACTTCGTTGCGAAACGCCTTTGCAGCGGAAAACCGCGTTTGGAAGCCTTTGGTTGGGGTCATTTCTTTGACCGGCCAGACTTCGTGTTGGTTTTCGGACCAGCGCCAAACAGGGACAGGCCGCGCAGGCCATAGACGGCGCGCAGGTCAGAAGTCAGCCCGCCCGCCGCTTGTTCTGTGGCCTTTTGGCGTTCAACGTCCGTTATCCGGCGTTCCCGCAACCGGGCCGCTTTATCCTTTGGGTCTTCCTTCGGCTTCATGGATCACCTCTGCACCTTTGAGCCGCAACTTCCGGCTAAGGGTCGCTGGAACCAATGCACGTATGCCGATCAGGTGGCCGCAAACGGCGGCGCAAGTGAGGTTTGCATGAAGGGGAAAGCTGAAATCAGGGTCGCCGCCCTCGATCTTTAGGATGGACGCGCAGAGCATCGAGCGGGCGTCCAGTTGGTCTTTTACGTCGTCGTAGCGGTGTATGACGCGGACGCGCGTTCCGGCCCCTTGAGGATCAATGAACAGCCATGTTTGATCTTCGGTATAGCCCCAGATTTCGCAGTGTCCGAGCCAGCCGCGCGGGTCGATCCGACCGTTTGCGTTGCGAAACGTGGGTTTATGGAAGCCGATAAACCATTCCAAGATCATGCTGACCTCCGCATTTTCACAGTATGGCGCACCGTTTTTGAGGGTTTCTTCTTTTCACGCGACTGCGAAATTATGACGGCTTCACCCTCGCCACCGCCTAGAAGCCCGTTTTCCACGGCGTCGATGATGTGGGAGTAGCGGCCCTTGAAGGGCTTGTCGGAATAGAGGCCCGCGATACCGCGCACTTTCAGCTTCGGGTAATGGTGGCCGCCAGCAAAGCCGGTCTTGGTGACAAGGCAGCGCGGATCTACCAGCAGGCCATTGCGGCGCAGAAGCACGGTTTCCACCGCTGACCGGCGCATTTGGGGGTTGTTGTCGGAGGTGGCGGGGAACACCCGCATTCCGTGGGCTTGGAACACGTCATAGGCGGTTATTTCGCTGTTTTGGTTGCCGTCTGCCCCGCGAGGGTCGCCAGAGAAGGAAACCGCGAAGCCGGGGAATTTCTCAGCAATGCGGCGTTTGACCTTGGGGGCAAACAGGGCGGCGCTTTCGTTGTCGCCAATCAGTTCGTCAAGGATGCGCCATTGGCCGTTAATGTCTTGCATGAATGCGGCGGCTGGATCGCGGCCAAAGTCTAGGCCCACGATGATTTCATAGCCTTCGACGGCCTTAAGGTTGGCTTTCGAAACGTGGTCTTGTTCGCTAAACGTCGGATAGACAGCCTTCCCTTCGACATAAAGGCCGACCTTGTTCATGACGCGCCGGTCAATCCACGACTTCGCCTTGCCTTGGACGATTTGCAGGTAGGATTTCTTGGTGTGCTTTTGGTTTTCGGCGGCAGGGTTTGGCTGATAGACCAGTTTCCCATCGCGGCGCACTTCGATCAGACCGGGCGGCTGTGTGTGGAATGTCCAGCCTTCGGGCTTTTCAAATTCGGCCCGTTCTTCTTCGGCCATATCGGGCGGCAAGGGAATGTCCTTGCGCATGTAGGGTATCCAGTGGCCTTCGACCGGCGCGTTAAGGTCGATGAAGCCGCCGTGCCACGTCGCTCCCGGCCCGTTCTTCATGGAAGGGTAGCGGGCGCACCGTGATAGCAGTTCGTCAATGACGGTCTTGTCGCAAAACTGGCCTTCGTTTCGGAAGAAGCCGGTGATTTCGTAGGATGCGAGAATTTGTTCTGCCACGTCGGCATCAGGCACGGCGAGAAAGATCACTTCGCAGTCAACGCGCGTCCCATCGCCGGACGGGTGCTTGCGCTTGAGGTGGTGGAAGGAAGGCTCTGCGCGGATCATCGGCCCCCACTCGCTTTCGGGGAACCATTCCAGCCAAGTCTTGATCGTGGTTTCCCGCAATTCCTTGTATGTGTCCCGCGTCACGATAAACCGCGTCCGGCGCACCCCGTCAAAATCCGGCTCCTGCTCCACAGCGATAGCCCACAGCTTCAAGCAAGATGCCGTGGACGTGCCAGATTGAATTGGCCCCTGAATGATCGACAGTTCCGACCGGTCCCAAAAATATTCGGTCAGCACTTCCCCATCAGGTTGATAGATGAAGTTCCCCCGCGTCGTTTGAAGCAGCGCCATTACGCCACCCCGCCAATCGCATTTTGAGAAATTCCACGTTTCGCTACTTCCCCGCAGTAAGCCGAGAAATCAGCATCAAGTCGCTTCCCTTCCCCCAGCCCAACACGAACAACAACAGCCAGCACAAACCCAACAGGCAAACCCCCGCCGCACCCCACGCACCGGCCAACACCATCCGCATAAAGCCGGAACTCCAAACCACCGCACCGGCACCCAACAGGCACCCCAGCATCCAAACCACCGTCCAAGCCATGTTTCATCAAGGCACCTCCAGACCGTCAAAATCCGGCCCAAAGTCCCGTTTTCAGATGCACAACACCCGAAAACCCCTATGTCAGTCGCAAAATGATCCCCAAAAAGACCGTTTCAGGCTCAAAGCCCGGTCTCAGCCCCGTGTTTAGCCACACAAGACACTCCAAAATGAGATTTGAAGGAGGGGCCTGATCGACGCATTTTATTA